CAGGCTGCTGACGCGAACGAGCTGCACGTCATAGCTTCAATATTAGAAATACAGCCAAGAGAGGTAACAGCATAATGGAAGTAATAAAACCAACAAAAGTAGAGACAACATATAGACACAAAGAAACAGGAAAACTTTTTAAAGAGAGAAAAGACTGGGAATCAAAAGGTTATAAGGAAGAAGACATGGCTCAAGATGTAACTGTCATGATGCCGAGCCTTGATTTATTCGGTAAAACAAAATAGAATGATACGATGGCAATAACTAGAGCACAACAGGTAAAACAAATGTTACAAGATGGTGGACGTATTGGATTTAGAATAGGTT